ATAAAGTGACTCCTAAATTAATAGATGTTGCATTGAATAATCCATTTAGATTAGCACCTTACATGGCTATGGGATTAGCATTACCACACTTATTTATGCATATGTTTGATATTGATGATGATGATTATGAGAAGATAAAACAGTTATTACCATCTTATACAAATGACTTTGGCACTTTTCCTATACCTTATAGAGATGATGCAGGCAGAATGCAGTTTCTTGATTTGGGATATATAATGCCACATGGTTTTATAACTCAACTTTTAGAACAAGCTTATAAAGCCAAAAAAACATTATCAGATGAGCCACAAGCAGAAGATTTTGATTTAGGAGAAATTTTAAGAACTTTAGGTTTATTTGGTGGCCCTGCATGGTCATTATCAGGTTTATTTACTAATACAGATCCATTTTTGAAAAGAAATATAGCAAGAGAAGGTGAGCCTTTATTTATAGAAACTGATAAAGATTTTGAAGTTTCGATACCCGGTATATTTAATAAAGATGGTAAGGTAGTTAGTTATGTTCAATATGCAATGAATCAGTTTTTCTTGCCTTCATTTTTACATACTGAGTATGGCGCAACAAATAGACTAATTAGTGCAGTGCAAGAATCTGGTGAAGTAAATGATAAAAATAGACTTACTATTAATCAAGCACTTTTAAAGTTTATAGGTTTAAACATCTTTGCTATAGATCCTAAGCAAAATGAAATGGCAATAAAAATGCTAGAACGAGAAATTAATGATTTAAAGTCTGCTAGAAGAAGAATGGCAAGAGATAATAGTTTAAGTGTTCAGGATAGAAATACTAGAAAAAGTTCTTATGATGAAGCGATTTTAGATAAGAGAGAAAAAATATCATTTATGAAATCAAGATTAGAGTTGTTTGATGCAGAAGATTCTGATTTAGTGGGTAAAGTAAAAAGCGATAAACAAAGGTCAAAATAAAATGAATATATCTCAAAATGGAATAGATTTAATAAAAGAATTTGAAGGCTGTCGATTAGAGCCTTATTTGTGTGCAGCTAATGTTTTAACAATAGGATATGGTCATACGAAAGATGTTGTAAAAAATATGCGTATAACTGAGGATACAGCAGAAAGTCTTTTAAAAGATGATTTAAGAGTGTTTGAGGATGATGTTACTAGGTTAGTTGAAGTACCATTATTACAAAATCAATTTGATGCTCTTGTTTCATGGACATTTAATTTAGGTGCTGGCAACCTAAAAACGAGTACGCTGCTCAAAGTTTTAAATGCTGGCGAATATAAAAATGTTCCAGAGCAAATGAAACGATGGAATAAAGCGAGTGGAAAAGTATTAGAAGGATTGACTCGTAGGAGAGAAGCTGAAGCTTTATTATTTGAGAAAGGAGAAGCCTAATATGCAAAGGTCTACATTTAAAGAAGCATCCTTGATAAGAATAGAAGCACATGAAAAAGAATGCGCTATTCGATATGAATATATTGAAAGAAGATTAGAAGAAGGCGCACAAAGGTTTAAACGACTCGAAGCAATAATTTGGGGTGTATATCCTTTTATTGTGGGTAGTATAATTTTGAGTAAATTTATATGAGCCAAGAAAATATAAAAAAGAAAATAGAATTAGAAGTAGAAGTTGGTACTACACATGTTGAAAGAGGCATTAACCCATATCAAAAATGGATTCATTTAGCTAAAGCAGTAGATGCTTGGCGCATATTTCCTCGTATGTTTTTAAGTGTATATATATTTTTACTTTATTATTCAGTAATGTGGTTTATGGAATTACCAGAACCTAGTTTAGAACAATCTGGTTTAATTTCTATTATTGTTGGTGCAGGAGCAGCTTGGTTTGGTTTATACGCAGGTAGTTCTAGTTCTAGCAAAAACTTTAAAGGTGAAGAATGAAGAAAATATTTCTTACTGAATTTACAAGTGATGGAAAAAATTATGCAGGGCCAACTATATTGGCTGACAATTTTGCTGATGCTGAAAAAGAAGCAAAAAATTATGATGTAACTGTTGTTGGTTGTTTGGAAACAATAGTTGTTCCAGATAAAGAAGTTACTTCTTTTTATGAAGATGAAGAATGGAACAGGGTTTTACATTAATAGCTGAACTTGGTTTGCCTGTAGCAGGCGGTCTTGTTATGGCTTATTTTATATTTTTAATTATGAAACAATTAATGGATGGCTTAGTAAGCGAAATACAAACAGTACAAGCTATATCTAAAATGCTCATTACCAGAGCAGCAACTATGAATAACGATATGATAAGAATAGACACTAGCGTTTCTAGTGCGTTAAATCTTTCACCTGATTTAGAGCGTATAGCAAGAGCAGAAAACTTTGTAGAAGATGGAAAGATAGACGCTAGGAGAGACTAATGGATATTGTTCAGGTAGTTTCTGAGTTTGGTTTCCCGGTAGTAATGGTCGTAGGATTAGGATACTTTGTATACTTTGTATGGCAAACAATAACTAATAAGATTGATCCTGCTGTACAGGAAATGAAGATAACTATTATAAGGTTAACAGACCAATTACGTTTACTTGATCAGGATATGATTAGATTACAACAAAAAGTAAATACAGTACTTGAACTTAAAGAAGAGAATAGATTAGTAGATGATACGCAAATTAAAAAAAATACTTGAAAATATATCAGTACATGCACTTATTAATTTAATGTTTGTATTTAATTTTATTTTTTTATTTATAATACTTTTTTACAGTAGCGCATTAAAGTCTGATGAGTTACTTTATAGATTTAAAAGTCCTAGTTTTTCTGGAGTAAATACTAGCAGTCATTATCTTACAATCGAGAACCAAGAGTCTACAAGAAAACAAGCTATTAAAGATGAGATAGAAGCATATCAAGATGAGTTAGCTAGAGAAGCAGATAACACTACACTTGCAAGGTTTATAAGAAACTTAGAAAGTAGAATTTATGCACAACTATCACGACAAATGGTAGAGCAACTGTTCGGAGAAACACCACAAACATCAGGTTCACTTGAGCTAGAGGGAAACACTATTGAATACAAAGTTGAAAATGAGCTTATCACGCTTACGATTACAGATGAAACTGGCGGTACAACTAGCATTACTGTTCCTATCGGTAGCTTTACTTTCTAGTTGTGCTTCTAGAGATTTATTAAACGGAGGTGGGATACCTAATATTGTAATTAAAAGTTCTTCAATATTAGAATTACAGTCTGAAGAATTAAAACAACTTCCTTCAGCATCACGCAAACCAGTAATAGCTATATATCCTAATAGCTTTAGAGACCACACAGGGCAACGTAAATCTAATGGTAGCTTTGCTTTGTTTAGTACCGCAATAACCCAAGCACCAGAAGCTTTTCTTATTAGAGCTTTAAAGCACGCAGCAGACGGAGAGTTCTTTCAAGTAGCAGAACGTGTAGGACTTGACAGTTTAACTAAAGAAAGACAACTTATACGCAGTACAAGGGAATCTTTTGAAGAGGACAGTAGCGTCAAACCACTTTTACTAGCAGGGTTATTGGTTCAAGGCGGTGTACTGAGCTATGATTCTAACGTAAAGTCAGGCGGACTAGGTGCAAGGTTACTTGGAATAGGAAGTTCAAAAGAATACAGAGAAGATTTAATTACTATATCATTAAGATTAGTTTCTGTTTCTACAGGGGAAGTACTAATAGAAGTATTAGTATCTAAAACGGTTACATCAGCAGGTCTTTCGCAGGATGTCTTTAGATTTTTAGATGAAGGCAGAAGACTTATTGAAGTAGAAGGAGGAGTTGCAGAGAACGAAAGTACCTCTATAGCTCTACAACGTGCAATAGAAGAAGGTGTTTTAGAAATAATTAAAACAGGAATAACCAGGGGGTATTGGGAATATGAAAAAATTAATTAGTATAGTAGATTGTACTTTATTTAGTGTAGCTGTACTAGCAGGTAGCGTTTATTTATTTAACGAAGTTAGAGCTGATGATAATGAAATCT